CTAGTCCACCCACATACGAACTGAAAGTCAACTCTTTGAAAGAAGAGTAGCAATCGGTAAGTATGACCATGCCAATTTGATCTTGCGATCACGCTTGGCAATGCGTTCCATCAGATCCGATGAATTGCGCGCGAATAAGCGCGTATATCCCTCGGTACACCAGGGCCTTGAGACATGAAAATCTCGAGGTACTCTAAACTCCAATCGTTGATAATTCTTGTTCCATCGAACAACGACGCTGTTAGTGATAACAGTATCGAATCCGAATAGGACCGGGAAACTATCAACTGCAAGCGATTGACGTTCGAAGAACGCATCTGGCCCCTCTTGATAGAGAGTACAAATAACGTTCCATTGAACATAGGATCGCCTGTACGCTTGTCGTCTGGAGACAGAGGATTTAACACCTCTGCTTTCGTCGACCAGCGAGTAGACTTGTCCCACCTCGTTATCGAATAGATCTGCGTTCGACCTTGGTCGAGCACGGATTTCTCCGAACCTTGGTAAGCAAGCGATGGATAATTGGACTGTGGGGTAGCTTTCGCTAGCCCACTCGCCAATAAGTTTAGCTGTACGGTATAGACCCCGTAGGAAGAATTTCCTATTGAGGTCTGTGAGTACAGGGTGGTCGCTGAGCTTAGATCTGTCTTCATAATAATACCTCCTGTTACGAATAATCGTAACATCTGTGTTATTCATCCACTCGGTCCCGCAAGATTCGCGGAAGGGAGTTTCCCGACATGTTTTTGACATGTTAGGTTTACAACCAACTGTTTCAAGCGTTCCGATCAAGATGTCCAAGGCTTCATCAGGGACGATTATATCGTCTCCAAAGACGCCAATGGAAGAAGACAACTCACGAATCCACTCGTCGTGGGTTTCCCCGCGACGAGGGCGAACTAGCATCAAGGAAGCCATTGTAAGGCTCCAAAATACTAGAGATTCCACTGGGAAGCAAACAGCTGAACCCATAGGAGCAAATGCAACGATCTTGACCTTATCACCATTATTCATGATGAGATTGTCAGATCGAGTTGACATAAGGCGGCGTCTCGTGGCTGGTACCTTCGAGAGAAGGTACCACACGAGGGTCGTCGAGACGGTGTCGCTAGCGTCGGAGAGATCCAACGTAGCAAGACCTTCCTCATGAGCGTTCTGGGCCAACCTTTGATTACGAGTTTGATCTCGTAATTTTAGTGATCGGCTTAATACCTCATGACGGTCAACATATTGCATAATCGCCTTCATCTGACCTTGCTGCAGATACTGGTTAATAGCCGGTTCTGCTGAGATCAGACGTGGTCCACGGAAATCCTTTGGCACGAGAACGCAGCGTGTATTCATCTCTTTTAAAAGATGAATGCCGTGCCCTCGTTCCAACGAAGCCCGCATGGAGTGAGTACCGTATACTATATAGGGGTATTCGCGCTCAGCCTTTAATGGCCAAGATCGAAAATCCCACCTTTCTTCGCGATCTAACTTCTCGGCGACCGCTCCAGGTCCATGACCTGGAGCAATGTCACCGATATCTAGCGAACGAAGAACGTCGCCTAAGAGCATCTGAGCTCTTAGAAGCACGGGGTGATCACTAGGAATGTGTTTCTTGCGAAGCGCACTCTGGCGATCCTTGAATCCCTGTGTCGCAATTTCTCGTTGCATCGGTGTTGGCTCAGAAATGAGCTTAGCATCGAGTAAGAGAAATTGACGCGAATAGTATATAACGGTGGTCGAGGGCCGTGAACGCAGTAAACCCAGGTGGTCAAATATGGTTGCAAAACAACCATACAAGAACATCGGTAAGCATGTGTTCCGTTTCATGGCAAAGTTAGCAGGACATTTAAAATGTCCCGTCACCAAGCCTAAATCGAGGGCCCGCCCCAATAGGGGGAGGGTCACCTTGACAAAGCTAGCGCCTTCAGACTTTGATCTTTCGGTCAATGTCTGAAGATCTTTTTCATGAAAAGGTACTCCGTTCGAAACCCCGTCAGCAATAATTGCGTGGCGGAGTGCGATAACTCGCTCTTGGAACGATTTAAGGTCTCCCAATAAGGGTTCCCTCCAAGCATCCATAGCGTATCATCGGCACAGATATCACCACTACGTATTCTAACTGCCAAAACCCGATATCGCTGTTAGGCGATAGACGGATTGAACGGCCCGGTAACATTGAAGTCCCCTTCCGGGGTAGCTCCATTGACCAGGGTCGTGAGATTGGCAGTGAGATTCACGTACGAAGTCAGCTGAGCGATAAGGTCTTTGACCATCGTCAGCGTGAATTCGGAACTCCGAGGTACGGAAATCATGAGAGACGCCGAACCAACTAAATATGCGTTGGTGGTGTCTTCGACGATCGACTTTTGAAAGACGATCTGATGACGATCCGTACCCTTAGCCCCTACAGGCCTCAGGAAGTGTTGAATGCGCACAGTTTCGGGCTCGACGAGCCCGGCTGAGACATTCGCAAACACTGCCTGAAGATTCTGCGTGGACTGGAGAGCGTAAGTGACATCAGTAGTCCCATTGGACTTAGTGACGATGATGCTCATGGAGAACTCCTGATTCTGACGCCAGGTTTACGTCCATACCCAAAGGATATAGACTCAGGCGCCGGTTTCTGGGGCGTAAAGTGCACCCGAACTACTTCAACCACTTCTGGATTATAATAGATCCAGTTGTGATAGCATGGAAGAGGCCGATGTCGCTGAAGTTAAACGACGAATCGGTAGTCTTTGGAAGACCAGGTAAGCGGAGGTAATCCGTCGTAAGCCTTTCGGCTACGACGAACGAACCCGATGGGGACGTTAAATAGTCGTCATAAGCTGGGGACCAACCAGGGATGCAATAAAGCTTCTCTGAAGTCTCCTTCTTGACACTATGCCATAACCCTCGGAATTCGTTATATGGTGTCTCGGTGCGAAAGCGTAGTTTGTTAACATACTCTTGAGCACCAAAAACCCAATCTAACATAAAGGAGCAGGGAATTAATTCCCAGGCCAGGCCTGCAACCTTGTTAATACCGAAGTATTGAAGGTAAGCAGACCAGGTACTCCCAAATGTAAGATCCTCCCTCACTCGCGCCCAAGCACCCATTATGGCGGTAGACTTTTTGTAGTCTGCATGCCACTTTAGGCCTTGGTTCGTGACTGTTTCCAGTAGTGAGTTACTTAAGGACGAGGTTAACTCGTCCTTGACTCTAACAGGGATGTATCGACCAGCACCTGCGCGTAGAAGCTTCATCCTCTCAGACACCCTTCGGTGAGAGAGGAATAGATCTTCAATATCGTGGATCGCTGGTTTCAACGCGAAGTTGTAAAACAACGTAGCGTTCGAGGCACCCTTTGCGAGGTGTCGAGTTGCTTGCCCAAGGTTCATATTCCGGTATTTCTTCTTACCAATGCCTCGAATACCTTTCAATAGGTACTTTACGGCACGGGTCGGGTTTAGGACTAGTTTAAACGCATCAACAAAGATGTCGTGTTCAACGAAGTCTTCACCAATTAGAAATTTCGAATTTATGAACTGATCACAGGCCTCCGAAAAGGAGTCTGAGATGGCAAACCAATCGTGCGTCAGGTACTCGCCAGCGGACCAATCGCTTGTCGATTCCGTAAGGAAATCGGACAAGTCGGTTACTCCGAGTTCGGCGATTAAGAACTGAGCACCATCGACATATGTCGCTGTTCTCGCATCTTCTCTCTCGAATATCTCGTTCCCAGGAAAGCGTGTGGCTTCATGTGTAACAGTCAAGTCTTTCACAAGCTTGATTTTAGTTTTCACATGTTCACACTTGTGCACAGGTTTCAATTCCTCTGCACGTAGAGACGAAACAGGTACATTGGGTTGTACCCCCATTACTGGGGATACGACGCGGCCCTTGCGGGTACGTCTCCAGCGACCTGTAATCGGATCTACAAAAACCTCACTGGGATCGCCGACTTCGTCATTTATGTTAGACACCTCTGCAGGATAAGTGCCCACATCGCCGAGATCCACCATTCCAAGGCTCCTATAATTGGAGCCCGAGAGGGCGGGGTTCACGTACGTATGGGTTACTGCATTCTGATATAGAGGTGAGACATAACCAGGGAGAACAAGAGAACGGTTTCTCATTGAGTCACCTTTTCAAAGAGTGTCAGATCGAGATGGGCCCACTTAAAAAGGAGGCCAACGGAACAAAGGACGAATACTCTGAGTATCCAGTTTCCTGATTTCTTTTTCATGGAATCTCCGAAGTCATGCGATCCGAAGTAATTCGGATATTCGCAATGGTCTTAAGAGAATACCAATTGAAAGAGTCAGGGGATCTACCCTTCACAGACTGCAGTACGGCCGGATCGGATACAACACCGACACGGGAGTAAGCAGTACCTGCGGGAGTGTAGTCGAAACCACTCGCACCGTTAACGTCATACACTAGCTTAGAAATAAGCCGGTGATGGGCGATGATTATGAGGGACGCATAACGCATCTCTGTTTCCAGAGTGCGAATACGAGCTTCTAAATCGCGGCGAGAGGATGGTTTCGTGCTCATTTGATCTTCCTTTGTTACTCATTCCGATGACACGGAGCGGAGGGACCTTGCTTAGGGGTCC